GGGTACGACAGAAGTATGATCTTGTTATCATGGTATTTGTAGGAACTGACAGGCGTGTCCTATAACGCTTTTGTTACAAAACCCCTATTGCGTCAAAATCGTCAATATGGTCATCAATGGTTCGGTTAGGCTCTTTTCCCATAAACCTTACCTTCAAATATGAAACTGCCATCATGGTTAATTGGAATTGTGACTACGCTCACATTTTTACCATCTACATAAGCGACAGCAAAGCCAGTCTGCCAGTTGGCATAGCCCCTCGTGTAAGCCATACCAGCACTTGATAGGTCTACTAGGTTGCCTACCTCAACACCCTGTAAAACACGCCCTAAACGCCCGTTATGGGCTTCTGAGACTGCCATGTGACCTAGTCTGTGCGTGTGACCACAAACAACGCTCTTACCTAGCCTTCTAGCTCCATTTAGGGCAGTCTGCCCAGCATTTGTAGACATTGGGAAAGCGTCGCCGTGAACGACTGTCCAACCCTTAGCCCAGTCAAATCCGTATGGGTGAAACTTAATGTTGAGCTTGTCATATCCCATAAAACGCTCATATTTGAGTTCGGGTAAGTTAAGGAAACTTGGTAATCGCTTTTTGATTGATCGGTAAAGTCTAATTCCATGATTACTTCCTACTACATCTGTAACGCCTAAATACTGTAATACCTCTTGGGTAAATAATCTGTCCTCATCTAGGTTGCCTACCATCTCGTCAATAGTGTTGGCATTAAAGCTGCCTAGCTGTGGCATATCGATCTCATCACCAACACAAATGGTTTGGTGAGGTTTCCATTTAGATAGGAAACGACCTACATTTTTGACTGCTACTTCGTTAATAAATGGTGCTTGTAAATCACTTATGAACGCAATGCGCTTAATAGGTTAGTCCTCGTCCTCGTCGTCGTCGTAGAACGGGGTTATGTCTGTATCGGCTGTTTGTGGAATTAGCCAATCAGGCATGGCGTTTTTGTTATCCATTAAACCCAATGCCACTTCAACGCTGAAACCTGCCCGACGCAATGCTTGATACCAACAATGCAATGCTATGGCGTGATAGTCCAATGCTGTCGTTTCGGTACGAGCAACACTTTTGCGGACATACTTGGTAGGTTTCTTCTTGGCTGCCATGTCTTAATTGTCCCTCGATAGTATGACAAACAGTTCATCAACACGCCGTTCAAGTCTGTTAATTGAATCTTTAATACTTGACCCACCATTTGGTCTAAGTTCATTTAACCAACCTTTTACTAAGAATCTGAGTCCTAGTAAAAAGGCAGTTAAGACAGTTGTAATTGCGGCACAAATAGCGGCAATATCCACCGCTGTCATTACTCTTTTGAGCCTATGCCAAACGCTGTGTCGTCTGGTGAAAGCCCTCTAAGAATAGGTGCAATGAAAGCAACTAAAAATGCTTTCCAAATATCTGAAGGTGAAGCTTCTGGTGCTGTTACATAGATCGTGGCTAGGCAGACAAATGCGCTTCGTCCATAGCTGTTAATCATTGCCCAATTTTTGGCTTTCATATTTTGCCCCCTAATAGTGGTATGTCAAAGAAACTGCTGTCATTATCGGAAGCCTTGTTAAAACTGATATGGATATGGTGATTGTGCTGGTTAATGCCTTTGTACTTGCGCCAACGCCAACCTAGTAATGGCGAAGCGATTTGACCTAAATGGATTACATAAGCGACACGCTTTGTATTCTTGCCATAGAGTCGAACTTGATCTGCCAAGTCTGCTGAAAGCCCTTTTTGGTCACATAACCTAGCGTCAATATCAATAGCTCTGACGACTCCAGAAACGGGGTCAGGATTGTGGTCGGATACTCGTAAGCTATGTCGAACATCACCAAGCCACCCGTCAGATTGACGCATGCGCTCTGGGAAGGAATCATCACATTGCTCTCTAAATTGGACAGCTGCTTTACTAAGCCAAGGTTTTATGCTCGACATTACTGCACTCCCAACTGTATAAATCATTTAATTTTAATTCAATATGTCCACACTCAGGGTTTGGTGCAATGAAAGCGTCTACTGCTTCATCATAAAAATAACCTATGCCAGCATAGTTAAATCTATAATTATTGTTATAGCTTGTTCGCTTACATGCTTGACCTCTGAATTTGCCGTACCAAGTTTCTGGATCTAATCCTTCGATCAGTTCAGTTTCATCTATACCTACTATCACTTCGGTTACGATGTTGTTATTATCTAAAAATGCGTAATGTGCCATTATGCCCAACTCACATTTCCAGTGCCAGCTGTAATTGTTGTAACTTTGTTAGCACCAACAGTTGCAGTTGAGGCTGTTAATCCGCCGCTTACTGTAATTGTGTTTGTGTTCGGGTATCTAAGTATTACAATTCCAGAACCGCCAGAGCCACTTGTTCCTGAATCTGCTCCTGAACCACCGCCGCCTGAACCGGTATTAATTGTTGCATTTCCTCCTGAAGAATTATTACCGCCATTTCCGCCGCCTGCTTGACCAGACCCAGCCGGTGAGCCATTTGTTCCTGAGCCACCGCCGCCTGCGTATGTAACTGACGAACCACTAATTGCAACAACTGTTCCTGAGCCACCGCCGCCACTTCCAACAGCAAATGCGGCTGATCCAATTCCTCCTGAGCCACCGCCGCCACCTGAATAATAATTTGATGCACCAACACTTAAACCACCAGAGTAACCTTGATTTAATGTTCCTGAACCTGCGCTGCCGTTCATGCCTGCGCCTCCGCCTGAACCTCCCGTTGTTCCATTTTTTCCGTTATATGCGCCTCCGCCGCCGCCACCTTTGGAAGTAACAGTTGCAAATACAGAATCACTACCTATGTTTCCAACAGAGTTATTAGAAGATTGTCCTGCGCCACCCGCACCAATAGTTACTGTGTAATTTGTACTAAAAGTGCAATTTAATGCAGTTTCTAAAGTTCCACCACCTCCGGTTGCAGTTACAGTTGAGCGAAGTCCTCCTGCACCACCTCCTGCACCAATCCAAACTCCTCCTGCACCACCTCCTGCTATAACAAGGTAATCTACAGAAAGTGTTGTCGGTGCTGTGTATGGCAACCCATGTATTGAAGCTGTTATGTTACCAATCATTAAGCTATAGCACCTATAATAGTCCAACTATTTACTGCTAAGCGAATTGCAACACATGACTTATATTGTCCTAAAGTTGGTGCTGCTGAAACTGCACCTGCTGAAGTAATTGTTACACCTGAACCAGCAGCAAAAGTAAGTAAACCTGCGCCAGTATTCAAAAATGTAATAGTCGAACCAACTGCTGCTGAAGTCAAAGTAGAATCAGGTGCAATAGTTAGAACTTTAGTTGAAGCATTAGTTGTTTGAATTAAAGCTTGATAAAGGTCAGAGTTGGCTACTGTGTAAGTAGCACCTGACTGAGTGTTTAATGTAAAGGTAACTAGCCCATTTGCCGCCGCAGCGGACAAAACATCACCAGTAGAAAATGGAAATCCTGTTGCCATATTGTATTACTCCTTAGTAGCTTAGTATATCATCACCGAGGACGCCATAGGTTGAACTACCTATGATAAATCCGTCCGTGATTGGTTCAAGTGTGGTAAAAGTGCCTAACCAGCGGTTAGGTGTTATATCCCAGTTAACTCCTTGTATCTGAAGGTTCTTTGTAATTGTTGACCCGTCAGGCTGGATATTTGAAATAAGAACGTTGTCAAAGTAGTCAAGCCCCAAGGCTGTAGCTGTTGGCACATTTGTGTCTAAAAGGTCAAGCGTCATTTGGTCAATTCGTATTGTGGTTGTTGCTCTAGTCGCAACATATATCTTGGCAATGTTCATAGCCTCAGGGTCTGTATCTACTACTAGGTCAGTAAAAGTGATTGAGTGAGGAAAATAAGAGGCAATACTTGTAGCGTCAATGTTGGTCTGAGTAGTACCACCTAAACGGGTGACGTTTGCTTGGTTAACAATTAACTTATCGTCAAAGGCAAACATAACGTTTTTGTAAGGTATGCCACCAGTCTGATTAAATGAGATGGGAGTACCACCAGCACTTTTAATTGTATTGCCTCTGTTCTTAAATATAGCGTTACCTTCAGGAGTAATATAGAAAGCACCTTGCTCCGAGGTTTCTACGTTTTGAATAGCAGCTAATGAGGTACGTGAGGTTGCTGGGTCAGCCTGAGTCAAAGAGTTACCCGTATCTACAGACCTCATACCGTTAGGGAATTGTACGGTGTCCAAAATTTTATTGATTCTAGTACCAGTATCCTGACCCGCTGCTTGTCCTGTGATGGTGGTCACAGCAGCAAGGTTAAACAATCTAAATGCGTCTGCTGCACTTATATCTACATAACCTACGTTTTCAGCTGAGTCATAGCTGTAGGCATAATCTGTGGTGTATCCGCTAAATAAATAATAAGTTACTCCTGCGTAAGTTGCTGATATACGCAATTTTCTTAAAGGTGTCAGCTTGCCATATAGATCGCTGCTTGGGTTCTGTGGGTTGAATCTTCCTGTATTGTCATAAACCCTAATAATGGCTGTACCAGCCTCGTAAGTATCACGAGTAATGTTTCTACCACGTCTAATAGTTATCTGCCTTGTAGTGCCTGTTAAATCGATAACCAAAGCTGGTGTGGTCTGATCTGAAAGAACTCCAACACCAAGTACACCATTTACAGGGTCACCAATAGTAAAAGGGTTGCCAAATGTTGCACCTGTAGAAAAGTTAAGGCTTACGCTGATCTGAGCTGGTAAAGCCATTAGTCGCCTCGAGTAGCTCTATTGGACATGCTAAATGAACCAGAAGCAGATGAGTTAAGCAAACCAGTTCTAACGCTTTCAACTAGATCAGATTGGCTAACTACTGAACCAGCCACATTGACTGTTACGCTGCCAGTTGAACCGACCTTATTAGTTGTAGCAATTTTATTCATTAAATCATTGTAAATGCCTGTGACCTGAGCCACACCAGCAACTGCTTCTTGCCTTGCTTGTTCAAGTGACTGAACTGGTGCTGCATTTGGTTGCACAGCTAATACGTCTTGGGATGCCTTTAATTTAGCCAATTCTGCTAAAGCCTGTTGAACATACATAGGATAATCAGAAAATGGATTTAATGCTTTTGGTAAATTAGAAATAAATGAAGCCAAGCCAGTTGCATGTCCTTGTGCAATTAATAATTCATTGCTTAATCTGTCTGCTTCCTTAGCATTGCCAGTTAGTAAAGCCAACTGTAGTTCTAGGCGTAGTTTTTCATTTTGTGTTATATTGCCTTGCAACGCTGCTAATACACCAGCCTGTTGCACATCTAAAATGCCTTTTGCTTTGGCTAATTGAGATGCTTCCTTTTGCTTCTTTAAGGTTTCTTGTTGTAAGCGCAGTTGCTCTTTTTGAATCTTTAATGCTTCAGCCTTTCGACGCTTTTCCTCAGCTGTTAATGCTTCATAAGGCAGATTTCCTGAGCGTGGGTCGTAAGGTTTTCCTGCATTTAATTTGTAATTGAATAATGGTGAATTAGTGCTTAATGTTGGGTTTTGAAATCCAGTTTTAGTTACTTTAATGAACTTACCAATGCCTTCAACCAAACCAGCAATTTTTGAAGCGATTGTGTCAATGCCGCTGCCAATTTGTTGAGGATTACCAAATGCGTCATCTAAGGCTTTGGCTAATGAACCACCAATGGTTTCTGCTGCGTCACTTGCCTTGGCTTTAAGAATAGCCATTTTACCTGCGTAAGTATCAGCAGCTGTGGCAGCCTGACCGCCAAACTTATTAGTTAAGAATTGTGTTATGTCCGCTAAGTTCATAGTTGCTAATTGGGCTGAGGATAGACCAACACCTAACTTTGTTAATGCACCCTTTTCACCAATGCTTGCCTTGGCTAATGCCTTGGAAACTGTGGCTAAATCCTGAGTTGTACCATAACTTACATCTAATGAAAGTGCTAATAAATCTTGGGCTTTTTTAGCGTCTAATGTTGAGTTGACCAAAGTCGTAAAGGCTGGACGCAATTCGTCATCTAGTACGCCAGTTGTATCTTGTAATTGTTGAATAAACTTAGCAGTTGAACCTACAGCGTAAGCTTGTCCAAGGTTGGTTAAAGTCTGGGCTAGAGCCTTTGCTGCCTTATCATCTGCCGCAAAAGCGTCAAGCATTTTCTTACCAAATGAAATGGTTGCTACTGCGCCAAGCACTCCGCCAAGTTTCTTAGCGGCTGAGGATAATCCGCCTAATGCTGTTGCAGCCTCTTTAGTACCTTTATCCTTAAAGGTTGAAAGGATTGTAATTCCAACATTAGTATTGGTCTGAGCAGCCATTACTTAATTCCCCAAACTGAAGCTCTAGCTTCAAACTTCTTTAATGCATTATCAATAGCTGTAAATACAGCGTCTTTAGTCTTTCCTTGATCTCTGTCATAAGCTGTAAATAACAGACGACCATAATTCTTTCTATTATTGCTACTGCCAACTTTGCTCAATTTTCCATATTCAGCATGTACTGCTTTATTAAAATATGCACCAGCATTTGGGTTATTGCTGCGGCTTCGTGGGTCACCTGTCGGATTTTTGCGACCTGCTGTTTCAACTATCGCACCTGCAGCTGAACTGTTAAAAATACCATAAAAGGATTGATAACCTGATCGGTTAATTTTACTGCGACCTAAACGATAAACCAGTCCCTTACGAATCATTACTGGGTCATATTTAGGAAAAGGACGGGTGCGTCCACCTCTCGCTTTTGAAGCAATACCCTTAAACTCAAAATGTGATAAACCATAAACTGCTGGTTGAACCATTGAACGAGCGTCATCACGAACAACTCTTAAAGCACCAGCAATTTCTTTATTCATACTTTTATAAAGGTCAGGTGTAACTTGGCGTAAAGCTTTAAGGGTACTATCGAACCCTTTTACCTCTACTGGCATTTTCCACCTGTTTCGCTTTATCTTTGAGATATGCCAATGTTGCTAATAACATTGACCTATCCATTTTCAAATACTCGCTATGAGGTATGCCTGTTTCGACGGCTAAACTAGCCACCAAATAAGTGAAGTCATACCTCGTTACCCATTTGGGGTATCAGCGTCTACAATCTCAACTTTCGCTAGATCGATTAAAAACTGTTCCCCAAATGGTTTAACTGTCTCGCCTGATCGGCGTAGGCACTCCCACGCTAACCAATAAACATCAGATTGGCGTTCCTCGTCTCTAAAACGCTTGTGAAAGCCAGCCTTAAAATGTTGCTCGAAAGCATATTCAATCGCTGGTGAAATCTCATGTGTAGATTCGTCACCTGAAGCCTTGGTGATTTTTAATGCTATCAATTTAACTCCTTAAAATGTACCTGTGTTAGCAACTGCAACTGCACCGCTAATAGTCCATGTTACATCTTGTACAGCTAAATCACCAACAGCACCATTGATGTCTGTTGTGTTATTTACTAATGCTGAGAAAGTGTAAAGAGGGTTTGTTGCCGATACAGCTGTTGCTTTGTCTTGTAGTAGAACTACAGTAACAGTTGTTCCCCATGCTGCTTGAAGTGTTTGTAAAACCTTGCCTGTATCAGTATCGTTGTTGAAGCTAATGGTTACAGATGAAGCTTCTAAACCTTTAACAAACTTGTGACCTGTGTCACCCATTGCAGTTACTTCTAACTCATCAAATGAACGATTAAGTGTTACTGAAGTACAGTATGCTGAAAGATCGACGGAGTTAACCTTAACGCCGACCTTGTTATTTAGAAATACAGCCATTGGTTATTCCTCGTCTTTCTTTACGATTTTTGGCTTTTCGGTTGATGGTGCAATTTGCCCGACTTTTTCAAGCCAAGCTTTGTCCTCTGAAGGGACATCATATTCATTACTCATTTTAACTCCAACTTGTCATAATTGAGACGGACATCTCACTTGTCAACATCTCACCAGCTACGCCTGAAAGAACGCTAGGTGATGAGATACTGCCAACGCTAAGTTTAATAGAATCTTGTGAAGCAAGTTTGTTGAACACGCCAACAACCATGTCCTCGATTCCAATTAAGTTTCCTTGGTTATCAAACATAGGAACAATCATTACGATCTTAAAATTAACTTTCGGTGCTACTGATGAGTAAATGTTATTTGATGGCTCAATGTATGGGTCATCAGGTTGAACAATTACTGAGTTTGCAATGGGTGTAGCAGGTGGAAAGGAAAAGACCTGCCACACCCCAGCGTTCTCTAACGCTGCCGCAAGGGTTGACCGAAGTGTCGTAACGGCGACAGTCATGTCAGCCAACCAAGCTATTAGGACTCAGATAAGGTGCTAATAAGCCTCGTACCCTTGCTAAAAGGGTGTTTCCCATGCGATAAGGTGAAGGTTGAAAATCAGGTGATATTCCCCCAGCATTGCTGGACTGGCGTGATTGCCAAATGTCTACAGCGATCATTAAAGACGCTTCTCTTACTGCTGGTACTGTTGAATAATCAACATAAGTATCAGCTGCTACAATTCCATAAGGTTGAACTAAATGCTTAGGTTGAACAGCTGTATGGGTAGTGTTCATTGTAATGCTATTAGTGCTAACGCCAGTTAAAGTTTTAGTTCCGTTAAACTTAGTTCCGTTATTGCTAATGACTACGCTCATGCCAACATAAAACTTATCAGTTATATCATCATTAAAATATAAAGTGCCTGAGCCAACTTCGCTACTGTGAGCATAATTGTTATATTCATTTTTCCAAAGATAAGATGAAACAATATCTTGGCTACTTTGGCAGACTTCCTCAACAACTGTGTCACTATAAAGTGAACCAATACCCAGCGCAGAACGAAGTTCGGCTACTGTTACATAAGTTGCTGCCATTGTTTCCTCTCTGAGAGTAAGGGGGCTAAGGCTTCCAAAGCCCCCTCACATTTACTAACCTAAATTACGCTAGGTTAAAGCGGCGAACTCCTGCGCCACCCTTACCAACATGGATAGCCAAGTATCCGTACATGTTGATTTCTACTTCGCCTGATACTAGAACATTAACACGAAGTTGAGTGGTTGGAGATTCCCAAACATATACTGACTCAGGTGCAATTAAGAACGCTGACTCGTCAACGATTCCTGAAACTGCAATGTTATGGTCAATAATTAAGTCTGTGCCTAATACTTGTCCACGAACATTTTGTCCGTTTACTGCGCCTGAAGCATTTTGAGGTGCTGAAGCCATGTAAAGCGCACGACCTGTTGAGTCTGCGTAGCCCATAATTGCTGCCCATTGGTCAGTTGAAGCAACTAACTTAGAAGCGTAATCGCCACCAGTTCCCTTGTATGCTGCTGCTGATTGAGTAGCAATGTATGACTGTAGACCAGCTGCTGTTGCAGCTACGCCTGTCGCTTGTGTTCCTGCTGAAGTTAAAGCAGCAATTAAAGCAGCGTCTGTTGCCTTCTCGTATCCCTTGCGAAGTTCTTGCATTAGCAAGTTCTCAAATGCTGGGTTAGAAAAATCTAGAAGTTCAAATGAAACTCGGTTAATACCGCTGTATTTAGACGCAGTAATTGTGTCATAAGTTGAGGTCATACCAGTCTCAGAAGGTGCAGAACCTTCACCTGTTGAAGCAACAGTTGGGGCAGTTCCTAATTTAGGAATTGTAAATGAAAGTTGAGGAACAGCACCAGCACGAGTTACAGCGTCAAACGCTGGGCGTCCTGAAAATGTTGTTGTCTCAAATTGTGCTAAGTGAACTGGCAAAGTTAAGCCTGTGTTGTTAGCTGTTGAGTCATCTGCTGCAAGGATTGTCTGACGAGCTGCGTCATCTCCCATTGCTGCCTTGATAGAAGCACCAAGGTATTGAGCAGAAGTCATTGGGGCAATGCGTGGCTTTGTATAAACAGCCGCTGTTACTGTTGGACGAGCTTCGGCAGCTTCAACCGCTGGGGTTTCTACTACCTCGGTCGCAACAGACTCAGGTGTTGTGTTTTCCACAATTTCCTCTTTTTCTGTTTTGGTTTCGGTTGATTCTGCTTCCTGTTCGGACGCAGCAACGCTGGTTACTTCAGCCGACTTAAATGCCGCTGCTTGTACTAGCGAAACTTCCATAAGGCGTGCTGCGCTTACACGATAAACGCCACCCTTATTGATTCCCTTAATAACTTCTACACCTACTGAAAGACCTGAGCGAAGGTTCTCGCTCGCCTCAATTAGTGAGTCAGTTCCTCGGGTTGTGTTAGATACTTTGAACTCAGCAAAGATTCCATTGCTATCCTCGTTCATTGACTTCATGCGACCAATAGGTTGCTTTGGGTCATGCTCTAATAAAAGTTTAACTTTGCTTGGATCATCAATTTGAATTGATCCTGCTTCAAAAATTACTTTGCCAGCAGAAGTGTTGCCGATCTCGTTCTCAAAAGGAACGATCTTGCCAGCAATAATGCGGCGGGATTCTGACGCTTCCAGGTCAGCTGAAAAATTAATTATTTCCATTTGGGCTTAGATTCTCCATTGCTTGGGCTTGTTCTACAGTTATTAAACCGAGATTGATCATTTTTTCAATTACATTTAAGCGTTCTAATGGATTAGCACGGAGAAACCCGCTGTCCATATCAAAAGATACATATTGGGTATTTGGTGTCAGGTCATCCATGCTAAAGCGTTGTTCAATGGCTGAGATAAAAGGTTGTAGTGAAAGAGATACAAATTGACGGCGTTCATCTTGTACATTTGAGTAAGTCATTGAGTTATTCATATCTGCTGAAATGTAATAGGCAGGTACATTGCACAAACGAGCAATTTGAGTTGCCATGTATTGCTGGCTTTCTGTGTAAGCCATGTCTTTAGGGCTAAATGAAGTCGCTTGATAATCTAAAGTTGAAGTTAGATAAGCAGTTGAACGCTCTGAGCGTGATCGCTTCCATGCAGCCAATAATCCAGCAACTTCGGCTGGTGGTAAATCTGCACCATTATTTTTTAAGATTCCTGAAGGAACTGGAGTCGCTGCTGCAACAGCAGACGCTTTTTCTAAATCAACAGCTGCTCTTAATACTCTTGCACCATTAGCAAGGATTCCTTCGCCACCAAGTTGAATAGTGACTAATGAACCCAAACCTGACATTGGTCTTTGTTTTGAGTCAACCCAGTATTCGTCAACAAATGTTGAATTGTCATTTAATTGTGCAATAACTCTATTGTTAGCAACAAACTCAAATCGTGCTGGACGATTGTCGTCCTGATATACCTCAGTTACTTCTAGGTAAGCAGTCCCATAAAATAATAATGCGTCAACTATCCATGAAAGTACAACTGTATTAGGTGCTGACTTTGATATTTGATTTAGCCATGGCAGATTAGGCACATGCTCATCAGTTGCTTTTAATTCTGTAGTTAATTCCATTGAACTGATAACTCCAGCAATTAAATTGCGGCAACGAGCTACAGCAGGTACTGACATTGCTTCATTGCGAGAAATGTTAACCTGTGAAGTGAGAGTTAAAAGTCCTTGTGTATCAGGAACAACCATTGGCGCATATTGCGCTTCAATTTTATTTTTGGCAGTCAAATTTGCCCATAATCCCATGGGTGAATTATATCACAAACACTAGACGTAAATCTGGGGAACTGATATTGGTTTTGAAAGCATGTGGACGCACATTGCAGTAGAAATGGCAGCTGTAATTTCGCCAGCAGATTTGCGTCTGATCAATCTAAACCCAGCGTCATTAGTTTTCATAGCGCAGTTATTCATTGAGTTAATCCACTCTGGCATACCACTATGAACCAGCCTTAAATTGTTTAAAGCATCTGAAAGTTCAGCACAAGCTTGATAAAAAGGCTGTCCAGATATATCTATAAGTTTGTGACCACTTTGAGTTAATCGCTGGGCAATACTAGCTGTGGCATATCTGTCATACCCAATATTTATTGGTCTATATTTGATAGCCCACTCATTTATGGCACTTGCCATTTTAACTTCATCAATAGCAACTTCACTTACATAGGTCTCAATGACTCCAACACCAATTTTACCGTCTGGGGTTATCTGAGCCCCAACGAGTGACCCATTTCGTCTGCTCGGACTAATATCAAAGGCAAAAACTGTCATAACACCAATAGGCAGGGTAAGGCTGCTATCAGTACAAGCTTCCAAAATTCCAAATTGCCAAGGTGAGACTTGACTGTCAATCCACATACAAAGAGTTTCAGTCATTGTAGTTTCAATGCTGTTAGTAGATATAGATTCTTCAATGGCTTCAGCTGTAACTGTATGACCTAGGGCTGGATTAGCCATTGCCCAGTATTTTCTATTGTTTATATCTTGCCTTGCCTCAATAGGTGCTGAATACTCATAAAACCCAAAAGTCTTAGCAGGGTAAGATAAAGCTCTTTCTCTAAGGTTATTTAAAACAGTTGAGAAAGCGTCACCCGCATTTGACGTTAGTAGAGTTTGACTATTAAAACGGGCTCTAGTGGTTGGGGTTGCCGCTTTAAAAGCTTCTTCTGAGATTTCGCGTAATTCATCAATGTATAACAGGTCAGCGGTTTTGCCTCGACTGCCGTCAGAAGTTGCCGCAACAATTTCATACCTTGCGCCATTAAGTAGGGTTATTGATTCTTGACCATTGGCATATCTGATCTGTTTAACTTGTGCTTTAAGAAATGGATTGTCCTCAATAGTGTTAGCAATCTGTCTAAAAGTATCTAGTGCCATATTTCGATTAGAGGACATTGCCACAATGGACTTTTCGCCAAATAGGAACAGACCAGCCAATATACGCATACGTGCTAGGTGAGTCTTGCCCGATTGTCTCGAAACAAGCAATAATGAAGTCTTACGCTGGAACATGCCATCTTTGTCTACCTTTAACATGTCATCTAGGACAAAACGTTGCCAAGGCATAAGCGGTATACCAATTTTCTCAGCTAAATCTGCAACTTCATCAATTTTAGACGTACCTTTTAGCAAAGGACTGTGAATACGAGGCTTTACAGCCCCTATAAGCGGTTTTGTCTTTGCCCCTCGTACCTTTTGACCCTTAGAGGTCTCAACAGGCTTTAAAACGCCACTCATGGCTTAGAAAAGGGTGACAAAGGTGTGACCACGGTCATCTCGGGGAGAGATGAGTCTGAAAAGACAGGGGGGGTAGACGATTGTGCTAAAAAAACGCTTAGTTGTTTATTACCCTTACGCACATTGCATGTAGCGCATATAGCTGCAAGGTTATCCATATCCCACATGTCACCCATCTTAGTTCGTGGCACTATGTGATCTACCTGCGTAGCCTCACGACCACATACATAGCAGATACGACCATCTCTTGCTAATACTCTTAGCCTTATGTCTTTCCACTTCTTGCTGCCTAATGCTTTGCTATTCAATGCCAACCCTTAGTCTCTAAGTGTGTTAATGCTTTACATGCATTGATATGACCAGCAGTAGTTAATCCATATCTATGCTGTATGTACTTTAATCCATAGTCTACTTGTTCATATGGATTCTTATTTAACATAATCTTGTTTTTTAACTGTGGTATGCCATAGTGGCTACCATTAACAGCTGTTGGATTCCAACCGCTTTCTTTTGAATATAACTCATTTAAGCATTGATATTGTGTTTTATCTTTTATAGCTCTTAATGCATAAGACTTTGTGGAAATGGGTTTCTTTATTGTAATTGCTTCTGCTGTATCAATCTTTCCGACAGGGCTTAATATGGCTATTAGACATAGAACTGTCCCAATAGATAACGCTGCCGAACTCGCAAGCTCACCCCTACGGGGCTTGCGTTCAGGCTTTAAGAGCCTGTCGCAGGCGTATATCGTATCAGTCGTGTCAAATCCATTTACAAAACTGCAGGTCAGACGGCGTGTCGTTTCTTTTACTTTACATAATGTAGAACGCTTATCCATAACCTTCACTCCAATCTAATTCACAGTCATTACAGCTGTGGAAGTAGTCTTTGTTATATTGCGTAGTTGTTGTGTTATACCCTAGGCACTCGGGGCATTGATCTTTGCGCATACAGAACAGTTCAAACCTTCCATTTTCCAAGACCCGCACTTAGTACAGCGGACTGGTTCTTTCATAAAGTCTGACACTTCTCTCACTCCCTTATTCTCGCACCTTTGACACTTGGCTACCACTACCTCGGGTGGTATGTCCCAGCCTTGTTCAATCTCAAATACTGTGGGTTTTTTACATTTGTTGCACTTCATTTGTATTGCTTCAATCATCTATTGTCGGTTTTGTAAAACCCATTGCCTTTGAATATAGCTGCGGTAGCACTCCAAACCCTAGCCATGCTAATTTCACAGCAAACAGGTGTTATATGAGGCTCGTTCATGCTGGCTTCTATTTCTCTAGTGCCACTACACATTATGCAGCTATATTCGTAGACAGGCATTACTTGTTCCAGTTGAAGTCCAAATGATTTATGCAACCACAACCAACACATTTGACTAACTCACCTTCATGCACCATGCGTGGGTCATTGCATAGTTCACAGCAGTCTTTGAAGTTGATTACATCAACAATAATTTGATCGTTCTCAACTGTAACCTTTGTACCGTCAGGTTTAATAAACTCTACATATCCCATTTATTTGTCCTGTTCGCCAAATGACCATTTGCCATTAGCTGTGAGTCTGCCCCAAATAGCGTCACATTGATCTGCTTTGCGCTTTTCAGTACATACAAACCCATAATAAGGCTTACCTGCTTGGCTCGTTCCCTCTTTGCGAAACATTGCACCATGCTTGCAGTCATAGGTTGTATCAACAATAGTAGCCCCAAGCGCAGCAGCTACATCATCAACTTTCCATTTAACTGGCTCATCTTTTTGCTCAGGTGCAACCCATGGATTCTCAGCAATGCTTTGGCGTATAGCCATTTCAACAGCCGCTGATTTTGAACCTGCCTTGCCATACATGGGTTTTACCTGTTCCATTTCAGCCCTGTTGGCTCTTGGTGCTTTAGTTCCATCTTTCATAGTGCTGAACTTTGGGTCACCAGTATTAGTGATTGCCCGAGCGTAGGCACTTGTCTCTGCCTTTTCAATAGCGAACTGAGTTGCTAATGACTCCGCAGCTTGACCGGTAACCCAAGCCATCTCATCTGCCCATGTTCTAAACAAATGAACTGTTACAAACACAAATCCTTCGGCAATTTCAAATGATGAAATCATGCGGAAGTCAGGATTATCTATTGCAAACAGCTCAATGCGTTCCTCAGCTGTCATGTACTTATCTAAATCAAAATATGCCATAGTCTAATTCGTCCAATCCTTGTGCGTACGCTTGTTGTTGTTCCAAAGTCCAAGTAGTGCCGTCATGCCAGCGTTCCAATTCTGTTCTGCATGATTGGCAATAATTTGTGTACTTTCGTGTCGCCTTTCGGCTTTGGCTAATTGTCGTGAAAATCGCCATGATCTGACCTTTGAGAGTATTAACTCCATACCTTGCTTTGCAGTAGTCACAGTAGTTTTTACTCCTGTTCAGTATTATCACGAAGCTCAGCAATTATTTTGCGATACACGCAGGCATATCCAATGATGTCTTTGAGACTGTCGTCATGGTTTGGAGTTTCGCTGAGACGACTAACTTTGACGAGCAACATGCACATTGCCGCTTGTTCAGGACTAATGTAAGTGTCCAAGTAACCTGACCAAAGTTCTGAGATTCGTCTATGGTTTGTAGCTGCTGAGCCATAGTCTGCACCTCTGATTGTAACAATTTGGCTAATTTCATTTAACCAGTCCTCAGTTCTTTTCATAATCAAACACCTCATCTAGGACAACACGCTCGGTTGCCTTGGCTGAACTATAGCCATTAGACCAACCTCGTTGCTTGCCTAGTTCAAAGCCTTTATCAAACCCTGCATAAAACACAAAGTTGATTAAAACGAATACTGACATGCACAAAATGAATATCTGTATGTCTGTCATAATTTCCTTTCCTGTCCCAAATCCGTTATTTGGGTACGACAGAAGTATGATCTTGTTATCATGGTATTTGTAGGAACTGACAGGCGTGTCCTATAACGCTTTTGTTACAAAACCCCTATTGCGTCAAAATCGTCAATATGGTCATCAATGGTTC